AATTCCGTCAGCGGACAAAAAAGCTTCGTCTTCACCCTCTCCTCTGCTCCAAATGCCGGCAGTGGTTATATAGAATTGGAAGGAGCACGTCTGAACTTCTTCGCTTCCAAAAGCAATGCAGGGGATGCGGGGACCAGAAAATGGGTTTTTAGGTCCAACCTCGCCACCTGTGGCCCTGCACCACCCGGACCGTTTGACGGGAATGTTATCTGCCCGTTGCCAGCGCAGTTTTTAAGCGCGCTTGAAAAATCTCTTCCTTCCACCTTCACCGGCAAAAAGCGGGTGGTGACAATGACATTTCACTTTGCTGGCACTCTCCATCATCTTAAAAGCCAATGTAAGCAGCCACCAGGATCTCATATGACGTGGAAACAATCACCAGATATTTTGGCTAGCGAAATTACTGAGCATCGCGCACAAGCTACGATTCGGTGTGCTAATAATATCAGAAAAAGAAAACCACGATATCTTGGCAATACTCTTATTTCAAATAAACTTGTGGCTAAACCTGTATGCTCTTGGTACAATCCTGAAACTTGCCAGTATGAGACGGTTAAAGGTCCCAATCCTTTGACACAAAATTGCCAATGCTCTACTACTTTACCCATTAAGGGACGGTTAGGTTATACACGGATTAACAAGAATTGGTGCAATACAACAAAGACCTTAACGGTTGGCACCAGTTCTAGTGAACAAATAGCTAAGAGAAAGCAGCGCGCTTTCTTGTGTCCATGTGGACCTAAACAAGACACTTGTACTCCGGAATGCGATGGAGAGAAAAATATTGTTGAATTAACTGTTAATTATGGTACTTCTGGTGTATATTCTATAACCGGTGGTCCCACAAAGCTATGTCGTTGCGATACAACCTTTGTGTTAACCCGCAGTCCTTATACATTTTTGCAGCAGCCGCAGTTTATCTCTGTCATTGATCCTATGCAGTTTGTAGATACCAGTGGGTCCTGGGAGGATGACAAAGCCGAGAATTTCTATAATAATACTCCTTTGGCAATTAATCTCGGGGTTGCACCACAGGTCAAATTTAAAATCCCAGCGGCGTGGTGCGAAGCAGGATATAAAAAATTATACTTTTTTGAAGTGTCTAATCCGCCAACTGAAACGCGCGCTCCTTCTTGGGATATATGTGCGCCGAACTGCGATAATGAGAAGAAGGAAACTGCGCGTTACTGTTATCCTCGTCCATTCCATACGGGGAAAAACTGTGGATTATCTTTGGGATTAACTAGACTTCAGAAAGAAGCTTGTAAGCAGGGTTGTCCGAAATATTGGAACGCTGGAAATTTAAGACTTCGGTAATTAAGATTTGAGTCCAATAACTCCACAAGCAACTCTTGTGCCAGCATTACCAGTTTTTAACGATTCGGCATCACCGCCTTTTCCCAAATCATCTTTGTCTGCATGTACTATTATCATACGACCAATAATACATGTTTTTCGGTGAAAATTTAAACTTAATTGCTTCACAAATAACTTACCTTTTGCAATTCCATTTTTAGATTTAATATTTCCAAGATCTCCAGCGTGTCTTATTTTTGAATTTAATCCTCCATGGGTTTTACCATATGGATTAAAGTGAGCGCATGCACTCGTACAGCCATCTGACAAATCTCCATATTGATGTATATGAAATCCGTGATCACCATCACTTAATCCCTTAATTTCATAAGAGACTGTCAGTCCTCGTTTAGCTCGTGAAAAAATAACTTGCCCTGTAATATTGTCCTTATTTGGCGCCAAAACAGCTATAGCTTCTTTAAAAGAAGAAGAGCACTTATGTTTCTTCGTCTTTTTACGTGTATACATTTATACTTTTAGGATATTATAAAGTTTATATTGAATGTTATTTATTGTAATTGTTTCATTACAATTATAATGACCAAAACTTGATGTTCCGTAATATGGGGACAAGGGTATGCTAGATAAGAGATTAATATTAGGATTCTCTAGCGTTATTTCCGATAATTCAATTGTCATGGGATTAGTTGTTATAACTGAATTTGGGGCGGCACAGGATACCGAATTCGCATTAATTGAAGTTATTCCAATAATATTATGTATGTTTATCTTTCCTAATATTTGTGAATTATAGTAAACCGGGGTTGTTTTATTTTGTACCCCATTGGAAAAAGGACCGTTGATAGTGAGAGGAGCGTAAACTCCTACAACTAATATATAAGTGGACACAGTGGACACGGTGGAACTTGAGATTTTACAGGGACCAAATCGTTGTGTTTTTACGCGACATCCGGCATGGAATACCATTATATAAATTAATATGAAAATCTTTTTTTTGCTTTTGTTTAAACTATTATTCCCTCTGTTAAGCTTAATCCGGCATATACAAGTACCATCTGAATCATGGCTGCACCACGCGCGAAATTGCTGACAGGAACAATATCACCGTATCCCACAGTAGATTGTGTTACCATACTATAGTAGAAAAAATCAGAAAACAGATGTCCAGTAGGATCGCTTTTAACTCCTTTAAAATGTACTCCTGGAGAGATATTTTCAATTACCCAGTATAAAATACCAAAAAATATAACGGCACTTAATTGAGATATTAGAAAATATAAAGCGCTGCGCCCTTTTCCAAATAAACCTTTAATTCCTAACATTATATAAATTGAATATAAAATTCTATTAGATATAGAATATTATATCCTCTCAGAATGCCTATGGAACTATGGATTAAACCAACTGCTGCCGATCTCGTCGGACCATACATGATGCAACTTACAGAACATAATAAAAAAGTAATAGCTCATCGCGAGGGAAAAGAGTATGCGGATTCTGGGTTCGATCTGTATATTCCACGCAATCCTGATCATAACGAGGGCAAATGGGTTTTCCCACCCCATACAACAGTTAAAATTCCGTTAGGTATTAAAATGGTAAATAGGGAGGACGGCGGGGTGCGAACAGATCCATTTTATATATATGCACGTAGTTCTATTAGCAAAACTCCGCTGCGCTTGGCTAATAATCAAGGTATCATAGATGCCGGGTATCGCGGCGAACTTATGGTGGCATTGGACAATATTACACCCAAACAGTGGATTTTGAATCCTGGTACTAGATTGGTACAAGTTTGCATGCATGATTTGTCACCATTTATGGTCTCCAATGTAGATGAAGATTTTGAAACTACCGAGCGCGGTGAAGGAGGGTTTGGTTCTACCGGTCGCTAAACCACGCTTATTGAAAGTTCGTTCTCCAACATGTTATCAATTATTTTGATATATTTTGTATGAGATTCTTCTTTATTTAGTTTCCGACAACAATGGGGGCATATATAAGTATGAATTTCATATGTTTTTGATGGTTTGTTAATTACTTTTGCTAATCTAGTGTGACTTGTTATAATTTCGCACATTATACAGCCTTGTAACCATCCTTTTTTTGGAAGATGTGATTCGGCGTATAACGATACTATTTTGATAACTGGCATATTACTCTATAACCTCATTCTTTTTTCGGGTTTTATAGTAATTTCTCGCTCTTTCAAGCATATAATCATCGTGCCTTTTTCTTAGTGCTCTTTTTGGTTTCATTGGTTTCTCCTGAATAACTAGCTTTATCATTACTGTAACATAATTGTTTATCTTTATGTAGTTCTTAAAATCCCAACCAAATTTAATAACTATTTTCTCATGAATTTATATATATGTTAGGAATGGGCGGAACTATATCATTAATAGCTGTACTTATAGGTACAATAAGAGCGGCAATGTCTTCAGAACGCGCAAGAGATAAGGCGTATGAATTGATCACTACGCGCCGTTGGTGGATGAATATGATATATGTCATCTTATTTTGTGTTTATATTATGCATACAACCAAATACGATACTACGAAGGAGGCAACACAAGTTAAAGAGGCGTTAAAAAAAGCCATTATTGCATTGGTAATTGCTAATCTTGCTGAGTTGGGTTTGACGATTACGCCATTTTGGCTGGTATTTGTCGTCGCATTCTATTTAGAAGGATGGGTGTAATTAGTTTTTGAAATTTATAATCTCAAAAAATAATATTTTTGTTTGCGCCCTCGGGGAATCGAACCCCGGGCGCAAGAGTGGAAATCTTACATGTTACCACTACACCAAGGGCGCTTGTTCCGGCAAGCCTGATTTGAACAAGCGACCAATCGGACTACAGCCGACCGCTCTGCCAACTGAGCTATTGCCGGTTTTATATATTATCCCTCTCCAACTACTCTTCTCTTATCCGCTACCGCTACTCACCTCTCTGCTCTTCTGCTCACTTCTCCGCTACCGCTACTACTCACCTCTCTACTGCTCTCTACTCTGCTCTCTACTCTACTCTACTCTCTACTCTGCTCTCTACTCTACTCTTCTCCTACCGCTCCGCTTCTACTCACTTCTCTGCTCTCTTCTCCCCTCTATGCACATGCTCGGCTCGGCTCGCTCTGTGGAATTATTCCCAAAGTCTCCCCTTTAAGGTCTCAGCTCGGCTCGGCTCCACTTCATTTAATTTAGAATTGGCTGTTTAAATCCTTCTATATCTCTCTCTTCGGATAATGTGGGATTCATTTTGTGCGCGTGCAATATACAAGCGGCTATAGCCGCTATGTGGTTAGGAGGTCGCCGACTTTTTGTCGACAGTCAGACCTTAATCAATACTACCTATGTCCCCCGTTCCTCTGTAGTCATTGACACTCTAGGCACTTTTTAGAGTTATAAACAAAAAGATCACTGGCGCTCACTTCTTTTTGCTTTCATGTCTTTAGAATATCTTCGCTGTGTCCTAACACAATATATCCTAGTGATTTCTCTTTAAGCAAATTTACAATTCATTTTATCTTAAATACTAATTAAATAACAGCTATATAACTATTGTAAATGGATACCACTGAGGATATATGTGTAATATGTCAAGAAGGTCTTTCAACAGCTCCAACATTTGAGATTCCTGAATGCAGACATTCGTTTCACCAATCATGCATAAATGCTTGGTTCCGGCAAGGCAATTCCAAATGCCCTCTTTGCAACTCTTGCGGCGTTGTCGGTGCAAATGGTAGCTTACACAGGAGAGGGTGGTCATGGAGTATGGCACAATTCTCATCGTTGCGTCGTGCTTCTAAACGCAAAGATGCTCCACCAAAACTAGTGAAGGGTATCGCAAAAATAAAGAAAAAAGAAGAGAGAATTAAAAAACTTCATGCTGAATTAAAAAGTTGGAAAGATAAGGATATTGTCTTAGACGGCGAATCAATGAAGATAAAAGATGCCGTCGCGCGCTATAAAAAAATTCAACGAAAGTACAGAACTCAACAATGGCAATTGCGCAGGGCAAAAGCCAAGTTTGCT